TTTACATAGATAATAGAGGCGCGATTACTCGTGCTGGTGACCAAATCGAAGACATTAAGATCGTAGTAGAGTTCTAACCGATGCCCCAGAATACTAATCTAAATATTGCTCCTTATTTTGACGACTTCGATAAGGACAAGAATTTCTACCGAGTGCTTTTCCGCCCTGGGTTTCCTATTCAGGCGCGTGAATTAACGACTCTGCAATCAATTCTGCAGAATCAGATTGAATCCATCGGTCAGCACTTCTTCAAAGAAGGTGCGATGGTTATCCCTGGTCAGGTGGGTTATGACCTGAATGTGCAGGCAATCATTCTGCAACAATCTTTCTTGGGTGTCGATGTCGAGACCTACAGGACTCAACTTCATGGTCAGATCGTTGAGGGCATCACGACTGGTGTGAAGGCAAAAGTCTTGTACTCTATCTCTGCTGCAGAATCTGAGCGTGGTTACGTCACTCTATACGTTAAGTATATTGAGTCTGGCGATACAGTTTCAGATACTACTATTAAAGGTTTCCAACCTAACGAGCAGTTGCTTGCTGAAAACGAAATCACTTTCGGCACTACACTGATCGAAATCGGATCTCCTTTTGCACAACTTCTGCCTGTTGATTCTACTGCAGTTGCATCTGCAGCATACATCAATAATGGTGTGTACTTTATTAGAGGTCACTTTGTTGATGTCCAATCAGCAAACCTGATCCTTGAGCAATATAGCAATAATCCTTCTTATAGAATTGGTCTTGAGGTTAGTGAATCTATTGTTACTCCAGAAGACGATCCGTCACTGAATGACAATGCTGCAGGCACTTCAAACTACTCAGCACCTGGCGGTCACAGATTTAAGATTAAGACCTCTCTAGTCAAGAAAGCAATCAATGATTCGACTGACAAGAATTTCGTTGAATTGCTACGAATCAATAATAGTAAAGTTGAGCAGTTTGTTGATTCTACTGCATACTCTGAGCTTGAGAAGTCTCTTGCACGTCGGACCTACGAAGAGTCTGGTGACTATGTTATCGACACTTTCAGTATTAAGGCAAGAGAGTGTCTGGATGATGGTTTTAACAACGGCGTCTACACTCCTGCTCAGACGACTCAGCAAAATAATACTCCTACAGATGATCTCTTAACATACGAGATCTCTCCAGGTAGAGCATATGTTAAAGGTTACAGGACTGAATTCCTTACACCTCAATATGTTGATGCTCCCAAACCTAGAGATTTTGCTTGTGTAGAAAACGGCATTATCCACTTTAGACTTGGTAACTTTGTCAAGGTCTATGATCAGTATGGTTGGCCTAACCTGACTGGTGAAGGTGTGTCTGATGCATATCAAGTTATTGAATTGTATGATGACTGGAATATTGGTGTATCCAACTCTGTAGTCGGTAACCAAATCGGTCGTGCTCGTGTTGTCCAGATTCAGATTGATCAAGTAAACCAGTATGACATGTGGTTCTTTGACCCACAGATGTTTACTGCTATCAACTTTGCAGCTGGTAATAATACTGTCAATATTGGTGATGTGCTTAGAGGTCGCACCTCTGGTGCTCGTGGTTTCGTTGCTGATAATGGTAGTGGCACCCACTGTAAACTGGAGCAAGTCTCTGGTGTCTTCCTGAATAATGAAGTTATTGAAAGAGACGGTCGTGTCATCGGCACCCTGGAAGCAGCACATACCTATAACCTTTCTGATGTCCGCCGTTGTATTGGTAGAAACTCTAGCAACGTTGTGACATTTGCAGCAAACTGG